TGTGTACTCGTCCATAATTCCTTGAACTTCGCTTAAGAAGTCTTTACCTTGTGCATCACCTATTGACCCTGACATATCAATGCCACATACTATATCAATAGTTTCTTCAAAGTTCATACCTGGAAGTATAGCACCAGTATGCCAACCTTTACGTGAAGGACGACTAAATGTAAAATCATTTCTAATTGTAGATTGTATTTGTTGACGTAGTATTTCACGCCAATTCATTTTAGGTTCAGTGAGCTCTTTAATCATTCTCTCAACTTCGCCTGGAATATTACCAGCACCTGCGGCCTGTGCCGCTGACATCATATTTTCTTTAATTTCATCACGTATCTTTTTTAATTCTTCTTTAGAATATGTCGGACGACTGTCATCATCTTTACCGCCACTACCACCTTTAGACTTACCTTTACTGTTTGGCTTTTCCCAATCAACATGTTCGTCAAGTAACTGACCTAATTGTTCTAATTCTTCTTCATCGTACTTGTTAAAGATATCGTCATAAACTGCTTCTGATGCCCAATTTTCATATTTAAAATCTTGGAAGATCTTAATCATTTTAACAACTTCACCAATTTTATCTCTAACTAATATATTATTTACAATGTAGTCACATGCAATATTAAATATTTGCGGATCTCTACCTTCACGTCTAAGAATATGATCAAAAACACAATGTAGTATTTCATGTGCAATAACAAACTCAATTTCTTTATTAGACAATGCATTAAAAAATTGTGTATTATAGTACAAATGTCTACCATCTGTAGCGGCAGTAGGACACCAGTCATCACATGGTTTTACAATAAGTCTAGTTGCCATATTACCAAAGAATGGATGTCTTAGTAAAAGACCAACTCGTGCAATAATAATACGATCTGCTACTTCTACTCTCATAGCTTCTAGTTCGTCTTTTGTAATGTCTGGATTAGGTTCAAAACCTTTTATATCTATGCCCATAATTTGTACTCCTTCAGTGCCTTATTGTACTTACAGTATACTACCATATATATCTTTTGTCAAGAAGTTTGGACGTTTTTTTACGAAGATCGTCCAACTTCGGGCTGTTAAGCCGTTTGTGCGGCTTGGATATACTTACCGTACTTTTCATGGAATTCATCAAAACACTCAACCTCATCTGGGTCTATTGGTAAACTGTATTGGGTGAGGGCAAGTTTAATACCCATTACAACCAATTCTGTGTCAAAATTATCCATTGCAAAACGTAAAAAGTTATTAACTTTCGAATCAAACTTCTTATCATTTTTGTCACAAGCACTTTTTAGTTCATAGCATAAAGAGACTGTTAAGGAATACATGGCACTGATTTCTCTAGTCTCTGTCTTCTTAACCTTACCGTCTAAGATGTCGGTTGGGTTAGGAAGTTTACTTGCCACCTTTCGGTGTGCCATAAACTTGACAGCAAGTCCTTCGCCTACTGAACCACTTACTAAATCAGTAGTGGTATTCTCGTCATCATCATCCTCAAGTAATTCGGATACAAATGACCAAGAACGGGGTGTTGCAAAAGAACGACTTGGACTTTTAGGATCAAAGTCATATAAGTCTTTCTTTGCAAATGTCAAGTAGCCAACAACATCCTGGTGTTGATTGTTGTCTACTGCCCACTGGAACCAATCGTCAAAATCAACTGCAAGTTCCAAGTGAACGAATCTATTTGCTAACGGAGCAGGCATTCTGTAAGTAACACCTTTGTCAGCATCTCTATTACCAGCCGCAACAATAAGAACATTATCAGGCAACTTGTATTGTCCAATACGTCTATTAAGTATAAGTTGATAAGCGGCCGCCTGTACTGCTGGAGCCGAAGAATTCATTTCGTCTAAGAACAATACGATATAATCATATTGTGCCGCAAACTCTTCTGTTGGAAGTTCTTGCGGAGGTGCCCACTTCATTGTATTATCGTTTGCCGCATAATATGGAATACCTTTAATATCTGTAGGTTCCCATAATGATAATCTAATATCAATTAAAAACGAATTTTTTAGTGAGTTAGTAATTTGTCCAACAATGTCGGATTTACCAATACCTGGGGGTCCCCATAAAAATACTGGTCTTTTTTTCTTAAATGCCCTTAGAATGCTATTCTTTGCCTTGTTTGGGCTAACGGTACGTAGTGCCATACTTTCCATTTTGTAGTCCTCTCTGTTATCAGTGCCATAGTTAATTTCTAACTATGTATACATTATAGCACCAATTAGATAAAAGTCAAGAGTTTTTTTTCCAAAATCTAAGATTTTTGGCGATTCATTGCTTTTACTAATCCATATTTTCTTAGATCACCGCTAAAAAGATGTAATTCGATTGACTTCTTTTCGTCCGTAACAAAGATACTATGACCAGTAAGAAAATAAGGACAAGTAATAAACTTATCTAAAAAGATAACAGTTTGGGTAGTCATTTTGAAGTCTTTTGGAAAGGGTACTTCGTATGTTTGTAAGTCTAGTTTTTCTAATAGAAAATCAAATCCTTGTTCAGTTAGTCTAAGACCACCGGATCCTTTTTCTCGAGTATTTTGCCACCATAGAGGCATATACTCTTTTATAGTAGTTTTGTTTATGCTAATACCAGCTTGTCTTAAAAAGACTTTAGTATATGTTTCTTTCCAGTTCATTCATCATGTACCAGTTCGCCGTCCGTCAACTTATATACTTCAAAGTCTTTACTTTTAAACAAATCGTTTAATTTTTTAGCTAGATTGTGTGCATGTCCTGGGTTAGAGAATGAAACTTTCTTATACTTAGGTCCTGGATAGTTTGTAACTACATTTGAAGATTTCAGGTTGAAAGGAACGCCTTGATAGAATACAGCCCATATAGCATCGGCTCTTAAAACTTGCTCACTTTTGTAAGTAGTTTTATCTACATTTTCTAATATGATTGTTGGTTTTGGTCTACTCATATGCGTATTTCCTTTAGTTATATACGCATATATTTATCTCTTTTTGGAGTTATATTAGTAGTTTAATCCCAGTTATTGCCGCCCATTTGTACTTGTATTACTTCGTCAGATGAACCTTTAGAGTCTTTTACAAGTTGTTCTAAACGCCCTTCTTGGTTACTCATTACTATTCCTAATGCAAATGCTAATTGTTTAGCTTGACTTATAGGAAGTTTAAGTTCTCTTTGATTACTTGCATCAGCACTTTTAACCTGTTGAATAAATGCTTGAATCGGTATAGTATTAATTGGCTCGTTTGTTTGCATCTGATAACTCCTGTCTCATCGTAAATTCAGTTTTGAAAGGACCTTTAGATTCATACTTTTCAAGAGTAACTAATTTAGGACAAAAACTTCTTACCCAACCTTTATCAAAGTGAATAATGTAATAGCCTGCCGCATACAAGCTCTTAGACTTTTTGCTTTTAGTAAACAACGGAAGCCTTTTCTGTACATTATACATAGTATTGTAAGGTGTGCTAGAAGTTGCAAATCCGTGTATTTCTTTTATTACAGGTTCAGAAGCAGATATCTTAGTCTTATTCCAACTAATGCCTCCTAAGAATGTAGTTACTTCTTTTTCAGTATTAAAAAACTCTGTACCTGTTGAACAGCTATACATATATTTTTTATCTTCCTGTTTTGATAATGTTCCGATTCTTTGACCATTATCTTCTACAATCCAAAATTTATTTTTTAGGATTGGTTTTGCCTTTATTGTCATATTGCCTCCTTGTATTTTGCATTTAGTGGATCTGCATACAGTTGTACATTATCTGCAATTCTTTGCATATCATGTTTTGCACAAAATTTAAGTAGACGCATACCTACTTGTGTAACTTCTTTTGCAACCATATTATCTTCAATTACATCATTAATAATACTTCTAATATTACCAGGCTGTGCAGTTAAGTCACAAAGGACAACGTTACGTTGATAGTCATCTAGCACACGATGCTCTACACCTTCGTGATCAGTCCAACGTTGTAGCATCATGTTGTTCCAATTAAAGCCTTTGCTTTCTCTATCGTCAAATGCTTCTACTAAGCCAACTTTATTCTTAGTACCTTTTGTTCTTACACCAGGATAAGCACTAAACACATTATCACTAGTGTCGCCTCGCATACACTTCTCAAACAACATAAATTCTGGATTAGGAGCAGGCTTCGGCTCTTTAGTTTTCTTGTCAATAACAGGTTGCCTTTTCTTATCATCAAAGTAACCTTCGTGTGTAATAATAGTATTACTAACACCATTGTACTGTGTTACGTTAGGAGCAATTAGTTGTGCAAAGTCACCGTCTGTACTAATAACAACATGATCTTCATTAGGATGTGCTTGTATCCAACCTGCAATAAGATCATCTGCTTCTAGCTCTCTGTGTTGCAATACAGTACAGTTAGTCTTTTCTGTAACAAAGTTCTTAAATTCATCAAACATTTCCCAGAACACAGTTTCTTCTTCTGCTTGTGATTCTGTTAGTGCCGCACGAGCAACACTACGATTACGTTTATAAGGCTCGTAAAAGTCTTTACGCCAGCTACGTCCTTCTAAACAAAATATAACATGACTACCATCAAAGTCGTGCCATGCCTTTTTAATACCACCTAGTGTGATATGAAACGCCATACCTACTTTAGTATCAAGATCACCTCGAACTACGTGTCTTGCACGAAAGAAAGTATTTGCTGTATCTACTAGAATATGTGTCATACTGTTGCCTTATTGTTTATTATATTATACAATTATATACGATTATATACAATTTGTCAAGACACTTTGGATTTATTTTTATCAATTGCAGTAGTGTCAACAAATCCTGAACCTCTTTCAGGATCTTCTCCGTCTTCTTGTAACATCTGTGCAATAACAGTTTTAAACCAACCGTCGACTATTTCTTCATTTGATTCGCCACTATATCCTGCATCAAGTAGTTGTTCAATGAATTCGTTATTCCAATCTAATTCAAAGAATCCGTTTCTAATATTTTCAGGATTAACTTGTGTATCAAGTACTGCTACCCAAGGCTTCTTAGCATCAGTTGCTTCTTGTTTTTCTTTTTCAAGTGCATCTCGACGTACTTCTTCTGAAGTCTTTTCTACCTTTTTATCTTTGTCAATAATCTTAGGTGCAATACCTAATACTGTTTTCATCTTGTCCCAGTTACTCATAATAGTCCTTTCCTTCTTAGTTCTTCATCTAAGTTTTCTTTTTTTATTGGCGCTTTCATTGCCTTTTCATGTTGTTCGTTTTTATACTTAGTACGTGTTTCTTCCATTTCTACAAACGGATAATACGACTTGTTAGGATTGTCTTCTACAGTATCCTTAAACCAGCTTGTTATATATTTCCACATATTAAGTTCCTATTGCATTGCCAAACAAGTATACATGTACTCTTGCCGCAACATTATAACCACGTTTAAAGGCTCTAGCCGCAACATCACCTGCTGTTGCTTCTTGTTCTTCACTTCTTGCACCAACCGGCATAACCCACACAGGCCACTTTACACCTGCTTGTCTCATTTGTGCAATTACACTTTCCATTTCTTCCCACTGTTCGTCACTATTGCCAACTACAAACTTTAATTGTCCGTTCTTACTCAGTTGATAGTATTCTCCTACCTTCTCAGGCTTAATTGCTTTGTCAGCAGTTTCGCCTGCTACACTC